TGGACATTCGCGTTGGATGCGAATTGGAACAAAGCAACAGGAATTGGAAACAACGTATACCGCAATTCATCATCTACTTTTATTTATAAAAACACAGCAACAGCGGCTTTGTATCTTCAAAGTGCTGGTTCACACATTTGGTACAACGCCCCCTCCGGCACAGCAGGTAACGCCATAACGTTCACCCAAGCAATGACGCTTGGGGCTGATGGAACACTTGGTGTTGGAGTAACAAACGCTGTTTCCGCTGATGGAACTCTTGTAGCTGCAGGTTCTGTTGGAACTGGTCAAGGTGCAGCAAATACGGTGGCTCAAATAAATATTTGGGAAACCACCTCTGGCAACAAGGCTGGACTTTGGTTCGGCGCAATGACCAATCAGAATACTGGCGTCATAGGCTCAAGAACTGGTAGTGGAAACATTGCATTCCAAACCTACAACGGTGGTTGGGCTGAGAGGATGCGCTTAACTTATGACGGTAACCTCGGATTGGGGGTGACGCCGAGTGCTTGGGCAACTTATACAGCGTTGCAAATTAAAAAAGGTTCAATAGCGGAATACAGCCCAACACAACGATATCCGTATGAGCAGCAACGACAACTACAACACTGGCTGGAAATACATCTCATCTGCCTACGGATTGCAGTATCTGCAAGACGGAAGCACGGGTCAACACCAATGGTTCACCGCAGCCTCCGGCACAGCAGGTACTGCCATTTCCTTCACCCAAGCAATGACGCTGGATGGACTGGCAAACATTAACCAGTTGGCATTGGTTGCAGACGGTGCTTCCAAGTATGCAAATTACAGAGCAACAAACGCCAACTCTACTGCTGCTCTTTCTATGGGTGTTGGTGGTTCTGCGGTGGGCGCAGGAGCACTTCAGAACAATGCTTATGTCTGGAACACTGGGAACTCTGCGCTTTCTTTTGGCACCAACGACACCGAACGCGCCCGTATCAACAGCAGTGGCGACTTCTTGGTGGGGACGACAAGTGCTATATCAAGTTCAAAAGTTGCAGTTTCAGCGGGGCTAAACACTTACAACATGTTGGTGTTAAAGAACACAGATGTTCAAAGTGCGGGGCAATTATTTGAACTGTTTTTGAATTCTGCTGGTAATACAGCCGGTTCTATTGGACATACTGGAACAACTACTGTTGCTTTCAACACAACTTCAGATTATCGTTTGAAACACGATATTGAGCCTATGACTACGGGCCTGAATACAGTATTGTCTTTACAGCCTGTTAAATATAAATGGAACGAAGATAACAGTGTTGGAGAAGGTTTTATAGCTCACGAACTTCAAGAAATCATACCTCTTGCTGTTTCTGGAAATAAAGACGCTGTAAATGAAGATGGTTCTATTCGACCTCAAGGTGTAGATTACAGCAAAATTGTTGTTCATTTGGTATCAGCCATCCAAGAACAACAAGCCCTCATCACAGCCCTGACAGCACGAATTGAAGCACTGGAGAAAAAATGAACATCATTTGGACAATTTCTCAACTTGACCGTCTAACAGCAGATGGGTTTGTAACCACCGCACACTGGAGAGCCACCGCAGTCGATGGTGACTACTCTGCATCTGTGTACGGCACTTGCGGATGGGCAGAAGGTACACCAACCATTCCCTATGACAACCTGACACAGGACACTGTGCTTGGTTGGGTGTGGGCTGATGGCGTAGATAAGGATGCAACAGATGCAAGTCTGACTGCTCAGATTGCCGCACAGAAAAACCCTGTCACTGAAACAGGAGTGCCTTGGTAATGAATGAAGTCAAACTATCAACCCAACTTGTCAATGCTGTTTTGCAATATCTTGGCACAAGACCTTATGCGGAAGTGTTTCAACTGATTGAGGTAATTCAAAAGGAAGCAAAGGATCAAAAGACAGAGGATATTGAAAATGTCTGATTCAGTCGAAAAAGAATTCGCCATCCATCAAGCCATTTGCGATCAGCGGTACAAAGCCATTGAGGAAAAGCTGGAGTCAGGCAAGAACAGAATGCAGAAGATAGAATTTCAGCTCTATATCGTCATTGCGGCCATCTTGTTTGGACCTGGCGTTGCTGCTGACATCGTCAAAAAATTATTGGGGCTGTAAATTGATCCGATCTCCCTCCTCTTTGCTGCAAACGCTTGCGTTGCCGCCATCAAAGAAGGTTGTGAGCTATACAAGCAAGCTAAGACATCTTTCATGGAGGTCAAGGCAACGGTTGATGAGGCTGTTGGAATTGCACAGGAGGTATATGGCTTTTGGGGGAAACTGGCAAATATGTTTGGCGGTTCGCCAAAGCCAGCTCAAGTCAAGCCTGTGGCAAAAAAGAAGGAGAAGTTCGTTGCCGTTGATGAAACCGAAGTCATGGTCGGGGTTGTCAAACAGCTCACCGAGTTTTTTAAGATTCAAGAACAGTTAGCAGCGCATATCAGAGAGGAAGAAGAGAAGTCTAGAAATGTCTTCAATCCAGATCAAAACCAGATGGAAGCCGCATTGAAGCGGGTCATGGCGATGGATCAGATGGCGGAACTGGAAGTGACGATCAGGGAAACGATGGTGTACCAAAGCCCTCCTGAGATGGGTGCGCTGTACAGCAAGGTGTTTGAGATGCGGGATGTCATCGCCGCTGAACAAGAAGCTGCCAGACTGGCGCAGGAACAGCGGGAGAAGAGGCTCAGATGGCAACGTCACCAAAAGCAGGCAGACCGAAACCTCAAAGCCGGAGCAGCCGTCCTAACCCTGATATTTATCGCATACCTGTGGACATGGTTCCTGTGGTTGAGTCAACTGAGGAAAGCATAATGGGTGTGTTGGGATGGGTTGCTGCTGTTGTTCTGGTTGCGCTGATGCTGCCCTTGCTTGCGTTTCTGTACTTGGATGTGCTGGAAACCAAACATGAAGCCAAGGCGCAGATGGAGAAGGTTGAAAAGCTACGCCGGGAAATTGAGAGGAAGAACCGTGACAAAGAGCCTGCTAATTTTGATGACAATCCTGTTTTTGACAGGGTGCGAAGACACATACCGGTACCCATGTCAAAGCCCGACAAATTGGGGTAAGCCCGAATGCGAACCGCCCCAGTGTGAAGCCTCTGGAACCTGCACCAAAGATCTGATTACCAAGGAGATGTACGATGCCTACAAACAGAAGAAGCCCTGAAGAATGGCAGGCGCTAAGTCAGTTTTGGACGTTGATGTTTTTCAACGTAGCCATTGTCGGCATGATCTTTGGCTTGCTGTACTGCGTGATGTTTGTCACCCAGCCGATGGTGGGCCAAGCCAAGAATGATGCTTTTTTGCTTGAGTTGCTCAAAACGGCGGTGATCTCCATGATTTCCATCATCGGCACACTGCTAGCGGTAAACCACGGCAGTCAGGCTGTAGTGACCCCGCCCAAGCCACCAGCCAAGCCAGTGGAGCTTACCAAGCCTTTGAGCAATCCCGAAGTGCCATGAGCATACTCAATCCTTACGTCCTGCTTGGCATCGTCTTGACGGTGCTGAGCAGCTTTGGTGGCGGGTACTGGAAAGGCAAGCATGATGAGAATGCGCGGCAACAGATCGAAATTGCCGCAGCTAATGACAAAACCCGTCAAACAGAGCAAAATATGGCTGTGGTTGCCAACACCTACGCCACAACCTTGAGGAATGCTCAGAATGCTGCAAAAGCTAAAGAAACTAAGTTACGGGCTGATGCTGCCACTGGTGCTTTGCGCCTGTCAATCCCCACCCAAACCCCCGTATGTTCCACCGCAGATACCGCCCCTGCCGCCGGAGATAGCCGAGAAACAAGAGCCGAACTTGACAGATCGGTTGCTGAAGCTCTTATCGCCATCACCGCAGACGGAGACGCAGCCATCCGCAAGCTCAACGCCTGCATCGACACCTACGAAAAAATGAGGAGCATGAAATGAATCTATCAGCCAACTTCAGCCTGCATGAACTGAGCAAATCTGAAACCGCATTGCGGATGGGGTTTGACAACACGCCAGACGAGGAAGCAACAGAGAATTTGCGCCTGCTGTGCGAGAAGGTGTTGCAGCCGGTGCGGGATCATTACGGCAAGGGCGTGAAGGTGAACTCTGCCTACCGTTCACCTGAGTCCAATGCGGCTGTCGGCGGGTCAAAGACCAGCGACCATTGCAAGGGCATGGCGGCAGATATTGAGATACCTGGCGTGGCCAACGCTGACCTTGCACAGTGGATCATGGACAACCTTGAGTACACGCAGTTGATCTTGGAGTTTTACACGCCAGGCATTCCCGACAGCGGTTGGGTTCACGTCAGCTATGACCCGAACAATTTGAAAAAGCAGGAACTGACCGCCACCAAGGTTGCGGGTAAGACTACCTATTTGCCTGGCTTGGTGGCGTAATCCATGGCAACAAACCTCAATCAGCAGATTACGACACCGACACCGCCAAACCTTGGCTCTCCGGTGGCGTGGTACGAGGAGAGGTTTTTTGCTCAATCCTTTGGTGCTCTCAATGTCTACTTCAACAAGCTGACAACACTGTTTGCGGCGCTGTTTGGGCCGCGTGGTGGGAAGTGGATCAACAATCCCTATGGTGCATTTGAGGACACCACAGATCAGACGGCAACGGCTAACACTGCCACCGTGATGACATTCAACACGACCGACTTCAGCAATGGCGTGACGGTGGTGACGAGTGGTGGTAAGGCATCCAGATTGACGGTGGAGCAGGCTGGCATCTACAACTTGCAATTTAGTGTGCAGTTTGAAAATACAGATGTTTTTGAACATGATGTCACTATATGGCTGCGTAAAAATGGAACTGATATTGCCGGATCATCTGGATTTGTTGGTATAGCAAGTTCGCATGGAGGCGTTAGCGGTCATGCCATTGTTGGCTGGAATTACTTCATCTCATTTGCCGCCAATGACTACATTGAGATTTATTGGTCAACTCCAAATGATAACGTCACAATTCAAACCTATGCCGCTGGAACAAGTCCGACAAGACCGTCAACCGCATCAGTGGTGGCAACCATGACATTCGTGTCCAATCTGTCAACAGAAACAGCATAATCAAGCCATGGCACTCATTCCTTTAAAAATCCCTCCAGGCGTGTACCGAAACGGTACTGAGTATCAGTCTGCCGGACGCTGGTATGACGCTAATCTTGTGCGCTGGTACGAAAACACGCTACGTCCTATTGGCGGCTGGCGTAAGAAGTCAAATAGTCAAATGACCGGCTCATGCCGCGGTTTGCTGACTTGGCGAGATAACAGCGGAGATCGCTGGATTGCCGCCGGTACACATTCCAAACTCTACGCCATGAATGAGGCTGGAACTCTTAAAGAAATTACGCCAACAGGATTTACTGCAGGTCAAGCCAATGCCACCATCAAAACAGGCTATGGGTATTCAACCTATGGCTCATACGCTTATGGTGTAGCGCGTCCAGATAATGGAACAGTAACGGCCGCCACCACATGGAGTTTGGATACTTGGGGTGAATATCTGGTTGCCTGTTCCGATTCTGATGGCAAACTGTACGAATGGCAATTGGGTTTTTCAACGCCAACTTTGGCGGCGGCCATCACCAACGCACCAACAGGTTGCGCGGCTGTGCTGTCCACTGCCGAGCGTTTCCTATTTGCCTTGGGTGCATCCAGCAATCCGCGTTTGGTGAAATGGTGTGATCAAGAAGACAACACGACATGGACGGCGGCGGCCACCAATCAGGCTGGTGATTTTGAGTTGCAGACCGCCGGTGCTCTGAAGGCTGGAAAGCGCGTCAGGGGCATCAATTTGCTGTTTACCGACATCGATGTGCATACAGCCAGCTATGTTGGCCTGCCTTATGTCTATTCGTTTGAGAAGGCTGGATCAGGCTGTGGCGTGATTTCAAGCCAAGCGATTGCCGCCATTGATACTGCCGCCATGTGGATGAGCAAATCAGGCTTTTGGATGTTTGACGGATATGTCAAACCATTGACTTGCGATGTCTCTGACTATGTATTTCAAAACATGAACTACAACCAAGCCTCTAAGGTATACGCTGTCCACAATTCAAAGTACGGTGAGATATGGTGGCTCTACCCATCAAGCGCCAGTAATGAAGTTGATTCCTATGTCACATATAACTACCGCGAAAACCATTGGAATATAGGCTCTTTGGCGCGTACAGCAGGCACTGACAGGGGCGTATTCCTGAATCCTTTGATGGTGTCAACTGATGGCTACATCTACGAGCACGAAGTTGGCTATGCCTACGATGGCGGTTCGGTCTATGCCGAGTCTGGACCGTATGAGATTGGTGTCGGAGAAAACATCATGGCGGTGCGTCAGGTGATACCGGACGAGCAGACGCTGGGCGAGGTGCAGATCAGTTTCAAATCGCGTATGTACCCGACTTCCACTGAAACAAGCCATGGGCCGTATCCAGCGGCACAGCCAACAGATGTGCGGTTTTCTGGCCGTCAGGTCAAGATAAAGTACACCGGCGCAGTCTTGGAGGATTGGCGGGTTGGCGTGAACAGGTTTGATGTTGTTCCGATGGGTAAGCGTTGAGTGACGAGGAAGACTTTGAGAGGCTACGCCATCATGTGGCTGCGGCACTAGAATACTCAGGAGGAACTCATAAAGGTGAGGATATTGATGAGGGGATTCGGGCGGGGCGGTTTCAATTCTGGCCAGGCCGCGACTCAGCAGTGGGGACAGAGATCATTGTCTACCCACAGTTAAAGGACTTGCACTATTTCCTTACTGGTGGAGACTTATCTGAAC